CTACAGATATACTTAATAACATTTCCTTCAGGAAATGCCAATTTATTTTCAATCACGAATCTACTCGGTTGAATCTTCATTTTCTTGTAATGAGTTCCACCGATTTGAATGTCGTACGGGTCTACAGTGTCATTCCGTTTCTGCTTTTTATTATCCATAATGTTTTCCTTGCTCTTGAGCATGCGACATACTTTATTCTCCTTTTTGTAAAGTCCGTCTCTTCTCTTTGTATAGTTAAATCTACAACAGCGTTATCAAACTCCTTTCCTTTTATTGTGTGTACATTTTCTAAAAATATTCTAGGGTTTCTTACTGAATCTCCATTTGGATCATATCTTACAACAGCCTTAATAAAATTTTTCATTTCAATCGTTAATATTTTATTGATATCTTGAAAATCATCGGAGTCTTTGACAATTGGGTCTAAAAATTGGTTTTTAATCAACCATTCAATATCATAATCTTTTTTGTCAATCTTATCTAAATTATCCTCTGAATAATTTTTTCCTAAATATTCAGGATGTGTATTTTTTAGTATTCCTTTGACAGCTGCAGGAGTAAGTTTTTTATTTTCACTAATTAATTTTTTAAATTCTCTCTGATTTTTTATATCTGCGGTAGGATACTTAAACTTAAATTTGTGGTGTTTATCAACTATTTTAAAAGGTACTCCTAGTTTCATTAGGTACTTTATTGCCGCTTTTGGTTCATTACCTCTGTATGTGAATGCAAAAGTTTCATTAGTTTCCGTCAGTCTTTTAGTGAGTTCAGCGAGATGAGGATCTTGTGTTAGGTTCATCATTTTATATAGTTCACCTTCTACAATTGGTCCCGTCGGTTTACCGTCTTTATCAAGTTCTCTTCTAGGAGCCCATACTCTTTTGTAACCGTAATGAACCCATACTGGTTTAATTATTTCTCTACAGTATTCGTTGATGACTCTTGGGCATCTAAAACCTTGTTCTAGCTCTTCTTCTGGATGAGCAAACTCTTTGTGAAATTCGTCAGGATCAGCTCCTGCAAATTCAAATAACGCTTGATCGGGATCACCTGCTTTATAAAAATATTCTACACCTGCCGCCATCTTTTTCTCAGCGGCTCTCTGTAGTACACTTGAGTCCTGAGCTTCATCAACAATTAGAACTTTTATACCTAAATCTTCAGGTTTTATTTCATCAGAGTTTGTAAAATGTTCAATCATATCTTGGAAATCTAGTATTTTTTCTGCCCGCTGATTTATTTTTTGATTGTTTTTAAAAATATTATAGTCTTTTTCTAACTCCTGGAGTTCAGTCATACTATATTTATAGTCATGTTTTTCTTCAAAAGTTAAAGATCGGTAATATGACACTGTATCTTTACCATTATCTCTAGCCGTACTATGAAACTTGAAAAAAGGATGTCCAGTTAACAACATTTCAAAGTTATGAAACTTTATAAAGCCAGTATATTTGTTAAACAAAGGATATATTTCTTTTAAATTACTGTAGTCATCAATATTGTTGCTGATACTAAAAACAGTCGGCCTTCCTTTTATTCTTGACATAAAACATTTATGCATTGTTGTTATGGTTTCCTTTACGGTATTTCTAGATTCTGTTACTAGCTTTTTAAACTCATCAGTTACCCCAGTTCTATCTTGATAGTCCTGAATATTATTTTTATTTAGTACTCTTTTTCTAATTTCATCGGCCGCAGTGTTAGTGTGAGATATTGCTATTATTTCTGTGGCAGAATATTCTTGTATATGATTATAAAACTTATCTGCCAAACGTCTTGTTTTACCTGTGCCAGGTGGCCCAGCTATTCTAATCTTCTTCATTTTTTTTCTCCTCTATTTGTTGTTGCTGTTGTCCTGGGGCTAGTGTTATTACAAAGTTTTTTGAATTTTCTTTGAAACGCCAGGTCGGACAAGATTTTTCTTTTCCAAAAGTATTTTTTACTGTTCCGTTTATTTTCTTAGCCCCTAGAATATGTTTTAAATCAAGACATAATTTTCTTACAGGCCTGAAGTCTCTGTTAGCTTTTAAATATTCTAATAATTTATGTATCCTTATGTCCATTTCTTTTGTTTCCTGGTTGTAATAACATGCACCATCCAGTAAGTGAGACTTAACAACACTTACAGTACATTTATTTAAAAAATCATGTATAAGTGTCTTAAATTCATATTCAGGAGTTGCTTCTTCTTCTGCTTTTTCATAGTTTCTTATTGCTAATCTAGCGAGGTTCATTTTTCTAAACTCTATAGATTTCATATTAAGTATAGAATCATGAGGAAAATGCCCTGCGTTCGCTAATCTAGTTAGGTATTTATCTTTATATAAAAAGAAAGATCCCTCCATTTCTATTCTAATTCGTTTATGTCCTCCCTTGTCGTTTGTTTTTACAACAACGCTTTCGTAAAATATTGGAGGAGTGCTACAGTATTGTGTTATTTGTCCAAGAGCTTCTTCTGCTCCTACTAACTCTGAGGCTTGTTGGGGAGTTATACCACAAATATGTCTTGTGCATGCAGATGGATCACAATATTTTTTTATTTTTGGTCTTGTACATAAATATTTATATTCTTTGTCTTCTGATTTAAAAATTGTTTTTTCCATTTCATCTTCAGATAATGGTTCTTTAAAGTAATTTTTATTAAAATGTTTTAATAAACCTTTTGGATCAAGGTGTTTGTATGCTTCTATTTTTTTAGCATGTGTTTGTGCTCTTTTTGCCCAGACAAAACTATGAAGTAAAAAATCATTTCTTCCTATATCTGTTGGAATTTTATTATTGTTTAGTCGTAAGGAATTCTTCTGACATGGTATAAATAATTCTTCTAAGCTTGTATGCTTAGCCTTTTTTATAGGTCGTTTTATTTCTTCCAGTAGGTAGTCATCTAGATTTTCTTGCACGTATTGTTTGTGCATTTCAAAAAATTCTTCTATTGTAGCCGCATCAAAATCATCTTTGTACGCATATCTACTTCCTTCTTCATGATTAAAGTAAGGTAAATTTAACCAAGACCCTGTTTCTTTCTCACTTAATTCTGTTTGCATTGGATATATTCTATCAAGCTTATCTGCTAAACCTAACTTAGACGCAAACTTTCTCATAACTAATCGTACTTCTTCGGCTGATGTGAAATTTTTCATGAATAGATAAACGTGGGCTCTACCACTTTTTGATCTGAACATAATTAATGGGAGCTTTAACTCTCTAATTTTTCTGAGAAGTTCTTCGTAATCTAAATTATCAACGTCAATATCTATGGCACCCCACT